TAATGGAATTTACGAACGGTAGAACATACAAAAGCGAACAGATTTTAGAAGCAGAAGCAATCTGGGCAGTATTCTATCAAGGTGAACCGTTTAATTTAAAAAGTTTAAACTCGATAACCAATTATCCGGGACCTAAATATAAAAAAACTAGTTTTAGTAATCCGGGACATGCGCACAATCTTGCTAAAAAATTAAATTCAATGTTTAAAACAAACGATTTTAGTGTTTTTAAATTAACTGATGGCGAGGAAATAATTGAATAAAATCGTGTATACTAAGATCTTCTTAAAACAACTTGGTCATACAGTAAACGATACTGCATTAACTGAGTATATGCCAGTATGGTGGCAAAATACTAGAGAAAAAGAAACCGGAGGACTTCGTCTTACTGATGAAGGATTTGACGTATTAAACAAAATTGGAATTACAACATACGATATTCCATTTCCGCTGGACATGCCAATAACTACTCAAGTTATTATATTTCTTGACAAGTTTATTAATTGTCCGTATTATATAACTTCTCGAGGAATATCGGTTACAGACGAAAAGAAGGCAGTTGAGCTTTCTTTGTTTAGTGGTGATATACGCAAGTATGGAATTGCCAAGGCATTAAAACGTTCTACAGAATAAATAATATATGGCACATTTTAATACTATAGTCAATACCAAAGAACAAATAATGCTTCATGCAGCGCACCGTAATGGATCAAGCCGAATACTGCGTATACCCAACGTTAATAAGGATTGGAAATTAATACATCCTGCATTTATGCATCGATCCAACTGTGAAAAATTTACACATGTTAAAGTTATTAGAGATCCATATTTACGATGGCGCAGTTGGTTTTATGATTTTAAAGCAGGGCCTACTAACCCTAACTGGACAAACAAATGGAGTCTCGATTACGCTAAACTCTGGGTTGATGAGTTTAAAGACACTATGCATCAAGATATACATACAAATTTTCAAAAAGTAGAGTACGATGATGCTCGTATTTTGCAAAACGAAATATTCCTTCAAATGGAAGACCTTGATATATTTTTAGGAATATCTCAAAAACCTCATGTTATAGATGCTCGTACAACATACGAACAACAGATGGATGCAGACGTTATCAGTTACTTGCAGATTAAAATTCCTTTCTTATACAACATAGATTATACATGGATGCAAAATTTACCTCTCTGGTCAAAATAACGGTTGACCTGCTGTCCTAGATACGTTATATTAAAATTGTAACGAAACAGAGGTGAAACTACTGTGATGCAAGAATACTTAGATATTTTTGATGCCATTGTAGACAAATTTATCGTTGACAGCAACATCAACTAATGCTATAACTAACACATAGACACTGAACAAAAGGAATACACCATGTCTGATGCACGTACTCTTAGCCCTAATAAAGCAAAAACTAGCTTGCGGGTAGCTATGAAAAAGAAACGCCCAATCTTCCTTTGGGGTCCTCCTGGTATTGGTAAATCTGATATCGTAGCACAAATTGCTGATAGTTTTGATAACTCGCACCTTATTGATATTCGTTTGAGCCTTTGGGAGCCTACGGACATCAAAGGCATTCCGTACTTTGACAGCAACTCGGGCACAATGGTGTGGGGTGCACCTAGCGAGCTGCCCAGTGCAGAATTTGCAGCACAGTATGATAATATTGTATTGTTCTTGGACGAGATGAACAGTGCTGCGCCGGCAGTACAAGCGGCAGCATATCAGCTGATTCTTAACCGTCGTGTTGGTACCTACAAGCTGCCTGACAATGTTATGATTGTGGCTGCTGGTAACCGTGAAGCTGACAAAGGTGTTACTTACCGTATGCCTGCTCCGTTGGCTAACCGTTTTGTTCACCTCGAGCTGGCTGTTAACTTTGACGATTGGTTTACTTGGGCTGTCAACAACAAGGTACACCAAGACGTTGTAGGCTATCTGCAATTTGCCAAACAAGACCTGTATGACTTTGATCCTAGAAGTGCAAGCCGCAGTTTTGCAACCCCGCGTAGTTGGAGTTTTGTTAGTGAATTGCTGGAAGACAATATCGATGACGGCACTACCACTGATCTAGTTGCAGGTGCCGTTGGTGAAGGTCTTGCAGTAAAATTTATGGCACACCGTAAGGTTGCATCGCAGATGCCCAATCCTAGCGATATCCTTGCTGGTAAGGTCAAGGAGATGAAGAGCAAAGAAATTAGTGCAATGTATTCCTTGACTGTGTCCCTGTGCTACGAGCTGAAGGAAGCAAGTGACAGCAATGACAAGAAATTTGATGACAAAGTCAACAACTTCCTGCGCTTTGCAATGGATAACTTTGACACCGAACTAGTTGTTATGGGTATCAAGCTTTCTCTTACTCAATACGGTCTTCCAATCGACCCGGATGCAGTTGAATGCTTTGACGAGTTCCACGATCGGTACGGCAAGTACATCAAAGCTGCGCAGTCGGCATAAAACGATGCAATAAGGTGGGCGTTAGAAACTTCGCCCACGTTTTCTATATAGAGGTTGACCGAATACGTAAATAATGTTATATTAACGTATAGGATAAAACAAAGAGGTATACAATGTCTACTAAAAAAACTGCAAGCAAAATACGCAATTGGCAGCCTGATCCCAACATCACTCCAGCAGCACTTGAAAAAATGCGTGTAGAAGTGCATGAACGTATTATTACTGCTCGTGTAGGATTATTGTTACGGCATCCATTCTTTGGTAACATGGCAACTCGTTTGAAGATTCAAGCCGCGGACGAGTGGCTTCCTACTGCTGCGGTAGACGGACGTCACCTGTTCTATAACACTCAATTCTTTAACGCAATGAACAATAAAGAAGTTGAGTTTGTTCTTGCTCACGAAATCTTACACATGGTATATGACCATTTGGGTCGTCGTGAATCGCGTAACCCGATGCTGTACAATATTGCGGCAGATTATATTGTAAACAACTTGCTTGTAGATGACCGCATTGGTAAGAAGCCTAGTATTGTTGATTGCTATCAAGATTTTAAATACCGTGGCTGGAGTTCAGAAGAAGTATACGACGAGCTGTTTGAACAAGCAAAAAAGAACGGCCAGGAAGCTGTTGAGGCGCTGGGCGAAATGCTGGACGAACACCTTGACTGGGAAGATGGTGACGGCGACGAAAATAACAACGGTGAAGGCAAAATCCAGCCTCGTTATAGCAAAGCAGAACTTGATCAAATAAAAGACGAGATCAAAGAAGCTATGATTCAAGCAGCAAGTGCTGCTGGCGCTGGTAATGTTCCATTAGGCGTACAGCGTCTGATCAAAGAAATGACCGAGTCTAAGATGAACTGGCGTGAATTACTGCGTCAACAAATTCAAAGCACTATCAAAAGCGACTATACGTTCTCGCGTCCAAGTCGCAAAGGCCAAATGAGTGGTGCAATTCTTCCTAGTATGAACTTCCAGGATACCATCGATCTGTGCATTTGTATTGATATGAGCGGTAGTATTGGTAATGATCAAGCTGCTGATTTCTTAGGCGAAATCAAAGGTATTATGGACGAGTACCAAGATTACAAGATCAAGCTGTGGTGCTTTGACACTAAAGTTTACAACGAGCAGGACTTTAGTGCAGACGGTGGCGAAAGCCTTATTGACTATGAAATTGTAGGCGGCGGTGGCACTGACTTTATGGCCAACTGGATTTACATGAAAGACAATGATATCCAGCCTAAAAAGTTCATCATGTTCACTGACGGCTATGCCTGGAATAGCTGGGGCGATCCAGATTATTGCGATACTATCTTTATTATTCATAGTAATCACGACAAGAATCTCGAAGGTCCGTTTGGCATTACTGCTCACTACGGGGAGAATTAATGTTAGAAAAGGGTAAAGTAAATCCCCTTAATGTACTAGAAGTAAGGCGACTTGAGTTTTGTCCGCCTTACTTCGAAAGCATTATAATTACGCCAAGTTACAATTTAAACTCGGCTATAGATGATTGGATTTTTTCTAATCTTACTGGACGGTACTATATAGGTCCGGCGATAGGCACTGATCAGAGCACAGGGCTAAAACAAAAGCTTCGCATAGGATTTGAAACATCAAAAGAAATGAGCTACTTTATGTTGGCTTGTCCACATTTGAAATATTAAAAATTAATATTGCATATATAAATTACAAGGAGAACTGAAATGTCTACACAAGCACAAGCACAAGCACAAGCAAACCCAAACGATCTAAACATTCAAGATCTTGCCACTATGAAAGGTATTATTGATATTGCAAGCGAACGCAATGCATTCAAGCCCAACGAAATGGCAGCAGTTGGTATTGTTTATAACAAACTTGACCTGTTCCTACGCAATGTAGAAGAACAACAAAAGGCAGCACAGGCGGCGCAAGAAAGTGTGCCAGAAGTGCCGCCTGCCACAGCATCAAGCGAGGATACAAATGACTAATATTAAACACATAGGTAGAATTAAGAATAATAAAAGACGTGCAATTGTTGCATATCGTACTATTCCAAATGATCCGTATAGTGCGCTTGTTGTATTAACTGAAGGACTTCCTGCAGATGAGCACGATGCACTTATCAAATTAGTCGAGTCGCCATCTGGACAACAAGCTGATGAGCTAGCAGATGCAATGAGTCGTACCTACTTGCCAGATGGTAGAAACATGCTTGCTGGATTTCATTACACTGGACAACTTAAGAAAGTGGCAACTAGTGAAGTCGAAATGACTCCTAACAATCAAACGTCTATTTTGCTTAATGAACTAAACGAAGTTATTGCACAACAAAAAGGTATTTCAATTGGTGATCTTGCTATTAAAAATACCGATTCTAATGCAGTAACACCTACTTCTGTACCAGTACAGCAAATTCCAACAGTTGAAGATATTTTCTCTGCAACAGCGCCGGTTGCACAAGAAACACTGAGCGAAGTAGAAATGGCAGCAAAGCTTAGATCAACTGCTGATGCGTTATTTAAAGAGGCACAAGCTTTACGCAAACAAGCAGAAGCAATGGACACCTCTAAGACTACTACATCTGTTAAGAAGCCAACTGCAAAGAAGGCTACAATTGCCAAAGCATAAGATTTCTAAAGAAAAGGATGCTGATTGGGAGGCTATACTTGATGAGATCGACATTGACTATCTTCCAATAGAATATATTAGTAGTATAATTATCAAGTTTCAAGACGGCGCAACTTGGGACATTGATATAGATGATAGCCGTAAAAAACAAACAGCTGAAGAAATTGAAGACAGTCTAGATGCTGTCTTTGAAGAATATGAAGATAATATAGATACTATAGACTTTAGACTTGACTTGGAACGTGTTAAGAACGACTTGAGTAAGCGGGTTTACAGATTCTTAAAATTAAATAAATAATGACCTGCTAGGTGATAAATATATACAGTACTAAAAGTATATATTATCACCTAGGAGATTTTTACATGGCATTGCGATTAAGACGCGGCTCTGATACCGACAGACAAACAGAAACGTTTGCTGAAGGTGAACTTATTTACATAACCGATACAAAAGAACTATATGTCGGCGATGGTACAACACTAGGCGGCGTTTTAGTAACTTCTAGTAGTGGTGTATCCCCTGCACAACTCACACAAAATTTAGATTTAAATAGCTTTAGTATCAACGGTATTGGTATTATTACTGCAACTGCATTTTTTGGCGACGGTAGCGGTCTTACAGGAATCTCTGGTGGCGGCGGAACAGGCATAATCGAAGGTCAAGAATACCTAATTGATATAATTGGAGACGTGCGAGGTAGCGATAGCACACTGTTGGTTGATAGTACAACCAACACATTCGCAGGCGATCTAGTAGGCTCGGTGTTCGGCGATAATAGTATACTATTAGTCGATGCAGTAAACAATGTTATTCCTTATGCTGTATTAGACGGAGCGCCAACTGCACTATCAGATTTCTCAAATGATTTAGACTATGCTGCTATAGTAGGTACAGCTATACAATTGAACGGCTTGCCAGTTGATACATTTATGACTGGCAACTTAGATGCACAGGGCAACGATGTTATAGATGCTAATCTTGTAAATGCTACTGGCAACTTAACTGGTGATGTTATTGCATTGGACACTGCTGTTCTCGTAAATGCTACCACAGGAAAAATTACAGGCAATATTGAAAATATTGCAACACAAACTGAGCAATTTAAATTATATGCAGCAATTGGCGAAGTTGCTTTATCTGAATTTAAAAAAACTGACACTGGTATCACCTTTAATACAAATACAATCATTAGTCAAAGTCAGTCTGTTTACACAGACTTTGTTGGGTCTGGCACAGCATGGACCAGCACTCATTACAAAGACCGAACTGTTTCTTATGTAAGTGACGCAGTATCAGCTAATGCAATATCACACTCAATCACCGGTGTTCATATAGGATCAGAAACAACTGCCAGTGAAAAATTAGAAGTTACTGGAAACACAAAACTCAATTTAGGCAGTTTGATTTTAAATGATACACGAGCATATACAGATATCGTTAGTCCACAGGCCGGCGAAATCATGTTTGACAAATTACAAGAAGCCTTGTACATTTACAATAATACAGAATGGGTAAAACTAGTTGGCGAGGGACAATCCTCTGGTGCTTTGGAACTGTCCTCTGGAGTTTTACTAGGTCAATTCTCTCAAGTTGATATTGATAACTTTGGTGGCGACAGCACAACCATTACTGGTGCACTGCTTTATAACACAGATCAAGACAGAGTACAATTTTTTCAAGCAGGCAGCTGGGTTAATCTTCCTAACAACGGAGCAGCAATTGGTGAAGTTCTCAAATGGAATGGAACAGAATGGGCTGCGGCACTAGACACAGGTGGCGTTGCACCTGGATCAAATGCAGACTTTTTAGATGGGTTTGACGGAACATACTATTTAGATTACACAAACTTTGCAAATACACCAACTACACTAGCAGGCTACGGCATTACTGATGCTGCAACTAGTGCGCAGGGCAACTTAGCAGATAGTGCAGTACAACCTGCAGACTTAGGCAACTTTACTTTTACCAGTGGAACGCTTGATACCAATGATAGCGTAGGAATTACCATTACTCCAGCAGTTACAATAAACAGCAACCTATTAGTTGAAAACGACTTGCGTGTATCAAACGTTGTATATGCTGATAAATTTGTAAGCACAGACGCAAGCACTCCGTCAATCGAAGCTGCAACAAACTTAGATTTAACTGCTGGCAATGCTATACGCATCACTAGTAGTGTACTAAGACTAGCAAGTTTTACAACTACCGAAAGAGATGCACTTGCTGCACAAAACGGTGATGTAATTTATAACACAACTGACAACAAGTTCCAAGGGTACGAAAACGGTGCTTGGGCTAACTTAATCTAAGGTATTTAAATGGCTGAAAAAGAATATATCGTAAGTCTTAACAAAGGTATTGACTATGACGCTTTTTGGGATCAGATTGAAAATGCCAGTGCAGATGACGGATTTGTACCTACACGCAGAGTTGACATAATTAACAACAGAGACGGCAGTTTAAGAAGCTGCCATTATAGTTTAACTGATGCCGAAGCAGAACAATTAAAAAACGATCCGCGAGTTTACAGTGTAGAAATTCCGCCGGATCAACGTGACGATATCGAGATTGGACACTTTGCATTACAAGAAGGCACCTGGACCAAAGATGCTACTGTTAGAACTACAGACTTAAATTGGGGCAACATAAGAGGGTCAAACAGTGCAGATCCTTGGAGTCAAGCGACTAGTATAGCTGTTGCATTTCCTTATACACTAACAGGCAGAAGTGTTGATGTTGTTATTCAAGACAGCGGACTGAGTGTTAACCATACTGAATACACTGATGCCAAAGGTGTTAGCAGAGTAGTTGAACTTGACTGGTACGCTGCAAGCGGCTTAGCGGGCACACAAAACGCCAACCATTACAGAGACTATCACGGGCACGGCTCGCATTGTGCCGGCACCGTAGCAGGTCGTACAATGGGCTGGGCAAAGGATGCAGCAATTTATAGTGTAAAAGTTAGCGGGATTGAAGGAACAGGAGACGCAACCGGTATTAGCATTACTGATTGTTTTGATGTTATTAAGTTATGGCACCGTAATAAACCAATTGATCCAGATACTGGATTTAAGCGTCCGACTGTTGTTAATATGAGCTGGGGATACGGCGGCACTAGATCAAGTACTGCGTGTTCAAGCGGAACATATCGAGGCACGTCTTGGACCAGTGCCGATGCTGGATACACCAATACAACCGAACAGTGGGCAAGTGCAGGTATCATTCCGTCAGTTGTAATAAGTAAGCGTATAAACGTTCGTGTAGGGTCAGTCGATGTTGACTTAGAAGAACTAATTGACGAAGGTGTACACGTTTGCATTGCTGCTGGCAACAGTTATTATTATATTGCAGCCAACGGCGACCAAGATTGGAACAATAGTGCTGATTTTGGCAGTGGTGCAGAGTTTTATCATAGAGGTTCTAGTCCATACAGTACTAATGCATTTATAGTAGGCAATATGGATATTACATATCAAGGTGGATTAGAACACAAAGCTGAAAGTAGTTGCACAGGGCCTGGGGTTGATATAAACGCACCAGGTACATATATTACTAGTGTTGCAAGCAAAGACAACAACGGGTCTTGTGATATTGTCAACGGTGGAACGAGTACTGTTGTTAGCCCGCTAGACAGTAATTATAATTTAATGAAAATTTCAGGTACATCAATGGCATCGCCAAATGTTGCAGGGCTAATTGCTACTATACTCGAAGCTAATCCTGGAATGACACCTACACAAATGAAAACATTCATACACAATAATTCAACACAAGATTTGCTTTATGATACAGGGGTTCCTGATGCTAACTGGAATGATCAAGATAGCATTCACGGTGGACCAAACAGAATATTTAAAACACCATTTGTAAATCCTGTACAAGTTTCTTACACAGGTGGAATAGTTAAAAAGGCATAAATACATATGATAACAAATTTCCAGGAGTTCTCTAAATGGCTTTAAGACTAAGACGCGGTACCGATGCCGAAAGATTAACAATCATTCCGCAAGAAGGTGAATTGATCTATACAATTGATACTAAAGAATTGTATGCAGGTGATGGTACCACGGTCGGTGGAAATAGAATTTCTGGATCA